ATTACAATGGTTCTACCTTGCTAACTCTTATGCAATTACCAGTAACAATGAGAACAACGCCAACAGTAGAAAATGTTAGCGGCACTAATTATTATCAAGTAGTTAGAAATGATGGAACTGATGATTTCAATTCGTTTACATCGCTTTCTAGGGCATCAAATAAAGCCTTGACTTTGGATTGCACTTCCAACATAAGCGGAACGGCAGGCCAAGCAGGAATAGTTATGACCAACAATGCATCAGCCAAACTAGCCTTTACAGCGGAGTTGTAAAATGAAACCTACTTATACAGAAATTAAATCCCCAACTGGTGGCGATTGCATAACAGCAGAATATGAAGATGGCAGATTTCAGATTATACCCTGCGACCCTGCCAACTCAGACTATCAACGCTATCTGCGCTGGCTAGAAGACCCAGAAGCAGAAGAAAACGGCACAATCTCGTAGGAATATGGCAAAACTTTGCAGAGCAGGCCAGCAGCTCAGGGAGCAGATAGATGACGATTATCCTGATCGGGATCGTAAGTCTGATGGCTGGGTGGCTGATGCTCGGCATCTTGCAAAGGGCAATTCTGACCATATACCAGACTCAACAGGAATCGTCAGAGCTTTAGATATTGATGCAGACTTAAGCGCTCATAAAGAAGAAGCTTATGCTCTAGTCGAGAAGATTCGTAAATGCGCCAAGAAAGGCGATAAACGAATTGCTTACATTATTTTTGATGGAAAGATTATGAGTCCGATACTGGGATGGAAGCGCAGAACCTACAAAGGCGCTAATCCTCACCGGTCGCATTTCCATATTTCATTTACAACTTTGGGAGACAAAGATGGCAGTTATTTTAACCTCGAAGGAGAAGCTAATGAGCGACCTAAAGAAGATGGCAGAGAGCTGGGCCAAGACATTTCTAGCAACAGCACTAGCGACCTATCTAGCAGTCGGCCTAGATGTCGATGCAATTGCCAATGCAGCTCTCGTATCAGTCTTGCCTAGCATCATTAATTGGCTTAACCCAAATTATGAGCGTTATGGCAAAGTCCGTTAATGCCAGCGGCTGAGTTGGCCACCTTAGTAGCTTCAGTCTTAGGCTCTATAGCCTTGCTGATTGCTGGCCTTCGCTACATAATCAAATTGGAGAATATTCCAATAGTGTCGCGCCTTGATAAAATGGAGTCTCAGCTAGAATTGGCCCTAGCGAAAGGGGTCAGAAATGGCAACGCGAAAGCGCGTAAGTAAGAAGCCAGTCAAGCGTCCAAAGAGACGCAGGACTACTAAAGAAACCCCATTAACAAAGCTTGATTTCTGGGCTATTGCTGCCAATGAAGTTTATAAAGCTTGCCGTAGAGCTGGGATGGATGAAGGAACTGCACTTGCCTTTGCTATGGATCGTAGTTCTTATCCTGATTGGATAGTGCCAGCCGATGACCCAATAAAGAAAATTGGTTGGGAAGATGGCGAGGAGGATAACTAATTTACTTCCGCGAGGTCGAGTTATTCGAGGCTCTCAAGTCGCTTTACCCAGACTTGACGCCCTTATCAGCGACCGACCGAGCCGATGGCATTACCAGCGATTCTTATGTCGAGCTTAAATGCCGTAGGACGCACTATGACCGCCTATTAATTGAGAAGAAGAAGTGGGATTATCTGGCCGATATAAGGGCTAGGACGGGCGCTAAGACCCTTTATATCAATGCCACACCTCAGGGCATCTACCAGTTCGACTTAGGGGCTCTAATCGAGCCTGACTGGGTTTTAAAGAGTCTGCCAGTTACCACAGATTTTAGCAACAGAGCCCACAGCGAGAGGCTATGCGGATTCTTAGATATTCGACTCGCCGAGCTATTACTTGTCTAAATAGATTTAATCAAATAGATTTATCCCGTAAATCCATTTAGGGATTACAGAACGGGAGCATAATGATAAATAAAGTAGCTCTTATCCGATTTGACTCGCAAGCTGGTGCTTGGACTGATGAGACAAATTGGGTTAAGGGATCAATAATAAGACGATTCGCTAAAGAGCGAATGGGTAAGAAGCAGTTGCGAGGCCGTTTATCTAAGGCTGAAATCTCTGCATATTGGCTTGATAAATATGGGGTGAATGCAGATGTTGCCTAATTTATCTGATGAAGCAGTACTAGGAATAATCATTGGAGTTCCATTTATCGGCCTTTATATCTGGAGTCTTTGGAACTCAGCTAAAGCCAAAGCTTTCAATCAAGGCTATAAGAGAGGGAGAGCAAGTGTCCGATACACAGAGATCATTAAGTGACTGGATCAACGATGCTGGTGACACCCTGTTTGACAGGGGGGTTGAATATGGCGACCCGAGGCACAATTTTCTACGCATTTTCAAAATCTGTCAGGCACTCGGTATTCAGCTCCGAGACCCATCTGACTTGGCGGTTATTGCTATCGCGACCAAACTCTCAAGAATGTTGGAAAGTCCAGAGCGCGAGGATTCGTATCTCGATCTCATTGGATATGCCGCTATCTTGGGTCGATGCAGATTTTCTACACCAGAAGATTGGGACGACATTGAGTCTGACTCGCAATCATAATAGCAATCAATACTGCGATTACTGCAAGTATCGCTGGGGACAAGTGAAGGGCGAATGGCATTTGAAAGCCAGGACGCCAGCAGTATGGAAAGTCCAAAGCGAGACACCGCTTCGCAAAGCTCAGGTTAGGTTTTATTGCCAGCCTTGCGCCGATGAAGCTCAGAACTGGCCAGATGGCACATTCTATTCATTAAAAGAACAGTTAGACGATGCGATAAGTGATTTCGCAGGGAGAGAGAAGTTAGATGTCGAATTACCTAGATGATTATGTAAGTGTTCAAGATAGATTAAAGGAGTTTATAAATGCGTATCCCGATTATCGGATCAAGACTCACACATTGGCAGAGTCGCTTGTCGCTAACTGTGATGTTTATATTGTTAAAGTTGAGTTGTATCGGACTGAGGCTGACGCTAACCCTTGGACTACGGGTTTATCTAGCGAGTCTAAGTCTAAGCAGTATGCTCTGGAACTTGCCGAGACCGGGGCTCTTGGTCGAGCACTTAACCTTGCTGGATTCTTCGCTAAGCCGACTGGAGCGCCAAAGAAGGCGATTCAAACAACAAAGCCAGAGCTTGCATCCTTCATTAAGGAGCAAAGACCGAATGACCCAGAGCCAATTGTCTGGGATGTCTCAGATATTGCGGAGAAACTTGGGGCCGAAATAATTGATGAATTGCCATTATGTAAATGTGGCAGAGGGCCAATGATTCTAAAATCTGGCACTAAAGATGGCAAAGAGTATCGAGGTTACACCTGCCCTAGCAAAGACAGAGCAGACCAATGTCCAGCTAGATGGATGAGAATCGGTGCAGATGGGCATTGGGTCTTTCAGAAATGAGAGCTGATGCTCATCCGTTTAAGTGCTCAACTTGCTTAGCAGTAACGCCGCATATTGAGTTGCACAGATACGAGACGAGCGATATTCCCGAAGCGCCTGAGGAAGTGTGGTTGATTGAATGTCAACGATGCTTCCTTCAGCGCATTATCTATCCAGCAGATCGCGTAGCTAGTAAAGAAGATGACATTACCCGATGCGATAAATGCGGTAATTATAAGATGAAGGCGGGAAGCTGCCGAGTATGTCGCTTAGCTGCTGGATTTGAGAAGCAGATGGTGCGATACTGGAATGGTAACGAGACGCTAGAAAGGTCCTACGACGATGGCAAAGCCCCACTCTATTAGATATATCCGTCAGCTAATGGAATGGGGTTTTGATAAAGAGTTTATCGCTAAGGACTGTGGAATCAATATCCACTCGTTAGAAGTTAGATTAAACAGAGCAAAGAAAAGGGAGCAAAGAGATGGGAATCAAGGAACTGAGCCTAGAGCTAGCAGCAGTGAGTCTGATAGCTGATGAGGCTAAGAAGGCTAAGGATAGGCTGAGAGCGGCCTTACAGGCCGAAATGGATGCAATAGGAGCAGACAGAGTAAAGGCTGAATATGGTGATGATGTGATTGCCTATGTGACTACCAGTAAGCCTAAATTTAAGTGGATAGTTAAGAATGAGCGCAAATTCGTTGAATGGGTAAAGAGCAATATATCTAGCGAAATAGTTGAGACAGTCCGGGAATCGTCTCGCGATGCGATATTAGATAAGTTTCACTATATCAATGGCGATGATGTTATTGATCCAAATGGTGAAAGAGTTGAATGGCTAGAAGGCACAATAGCTGAGCCGTATCTGGTTACTAAGTTCCATAGTGATGGCAGGGAAAGGCTGAAAGACGCCTTTCAATCAGGCCAGTTAGAGTTTAAGAAGATATGGGAGTTAGAGTGAAAGATGACATATACCCAATATGGAGAGATATAGATGATCATATGGATATGCCTGATGGGGTTGATTTCTAGTGACTAATACAAATCACTCGAAGCCTAAAGGTCAAAGTGATGAGCATTACACACCTAAAAGCATATTTAGTGCATTAAATGTAGTCTTTGATTTAGATGTGGCAGCTCCTGCGGGGGGGGGCAACGCTCCTGCTCTGCATTACTACGACAAAGAGTCAGATGGTTTATCTAGTCAATGGTGGGGTAATGTCTGGATGAATCCGCCATATAGTCAGCCAACTGCTTGGGTAGAAAAGTTTCTAGATCATAAGCAAGGTATTGCCTTATTGCCAATAACTAGAGGAAAATGGTGGGATAGGTTATGGAACGAGTCAGGAGCTATATTGCCAACTATTTATAATCTTAAATTCGAAAGGCCCGATGGTTTAGTAGCAAAACCTATAGTGTTCAGAACAGCTTTATACGCTATCGGTGAGACGAATATCACAGCACTAAAGATGTCTAATTTAGGGCGAATTAGGTAGATATGTTACTTGACAAGCCCATTACACTCCGACTAAGGCGGGGCCCGAAGGCAGCCCGTAGCCGAAGCGTAGGGGCAGGCTATTGCCTAACGCTGATGCTATCGGCACTTATGCTGATACCAATCAATGCATCAAAAGCAGATATGAATCTAAAGCTTTATGCATACAACAAATTAGATTGGTCAGAGTTTCAATGTTATAACTGGTTAATTCATAAAGAGAGTAGATGGAATCCAAAAGCTCGTAATGGATCACACTATGGCCTTGGTCAGATGCGTTCTACTTGGTATAGAGACCTTAGCCCTAAAAAGCAAATAGATGCGCATATTAAATACATAAGACACAGATATAAATGCGCTTGCGATGCATTGCATCATTTAGAGACTAAGGGCTGGCATTGAGCAGACGCTACAACTCCAGCTACTATCAGAAGACAAGACTTCAAGTATTGCAACGCGACTACAACACCTGTCATTACTGCGGCCTTGAAGCCAATACAGTTGATCACCTAATACCTATCAGCAAGGGTGGCACTGATGAAGCTTCTAATATGGTTGCTTGTTGCACTCAATGCAATAGCTCTAAGCGCGATCGTATGACCCCTACCTTTTTTGAGCGCGCCAGCAGACCCACGACCCCCATTGGGAAGATTTTCCCTGAAAATGGCTCGGCTAGGCACTATTTAGAATGAAAGAGATTGCTCTGGCTGAATTGGGTGAGATTGTCCGAGTTAGGGACGAATCGACTTACCGAGGTGTGCCAGAACCCCGAATCCACACAAAACTCAATGATTACCCATCTTATGGCGAGCAAATGATTAAATTCTGCGAAGAAATCGGCTTTACTTTGATGCCTTGGCAACAATGGCTGGCTCACCATACTTTAAAATACAAACCTGATGGCCGATGGGCTCATCCAGTAGTCACCTTGCTATGCGCTCGTCAGCAAGGTAAATCGACCTTTATGGCGCTTCAAATCCTATTTAGAATCTATGTTTTAAAGGAAAAGCTGCAAGTCCATACGGCTCATAAGCTAACTACTTCAGCAGAGCTATTCTATAAAATCTATGGAATTATTGAACAGAATCCAAGGCTAGCTGCTGAATTTACTAAGAAGCTAGAAAGTAAGGGATTTCAAGAGCTTCAATTTACTGAAGGCCGCCGATATATCGTCCGAGCCAATAACTCGGCTGGTAGAGGCATTGCAGCCCCTGAAACGATACACCTAGACGAAGCTCGAGAGTATAAAGATGAAGATGTCTGGTCTGCATTGCGATATACCCAAATGGCTTCAGCAAATCCTCAAATATGGGTTTATTCAAATGCTGGAGATCAACACAGCATAGTTCTAAATAAACTTAGGGAAAGAGCTATGGCTGCTATCTTCGGTGGCAATGATGATATTGGTTGGTTCGAATGGTCAGCTCCTATTGGTATTAAATTTGATAACTCACCAGCCTTTTGGCTAGGTGTCTGCCAAGCAAATCCGTCACTTGGCATAACAGTTCATCCAGACAACATAAGAGCTGTATTGTCAGACCCCGAAGATATTGTGCGCACAGAAGTCTTATGTCAATGGGTCGATACGATTAACCCAGTTATAAATCCGTCTCAGTGGGAAAGTTGCAAAGTTGAGGGACTTCGACTCAACCCTGAATCTGATACTTG